TTCCACATAGTCTTAGCTCTCACAAGAGCTTTTTCATACCCAGTCGTAACATTCGTTCGTGACACAATCGTTTTGTCACTCCCAACCATGCCGCTCGTCTTCACAATATCAGCAGTTCCATCACCGAGGTCTTCCACATGAATATCGGTAAATCTTTCGCGACCATTTTTGTCTTCTCGGATAAGGCGTTCCATTATACTTTTAATTAATTTCTCAACTTTAAATAGATGTCTTCACTGCCAGTTGTAAATTATGGTAGAATGGAACGACTTAGGCCACCAGAGCGCACGAGCGTGCCTATGAATGCTAATACATTTGCTATTGGGTTTATAATATTGTGTATCTTGGGTCTTTACAAACGCTATGTCACTATTAGTCAATCACGTGAGCAATCTTATACTTTAGACACTTTGATGCCGACAAAAAGAGGTCTTTCTTCATCAGTTTCTTAAACTTCTTCTCCGGAATGTCAGTCTTAGTCATATACATCTTCTTCAGACTCTTCATAAACTCGTCACAACTCTTCATTTCAGTTTTAAGTTCATGATATTTACCCCAGAAGTCAGTACTCAATTGATGAATCAGAATGTAGGCATTTTCACCCATGCGACGCTCTGATCCACCCAAGAACATGAAAGTAGCCGCAGAACAACAAGCACCTTGAGCAATCGTCACAACCTTTACCCGAGACTTTTCAATCACATTCTTGAGAGTAAATCCTGAAAACATATCACCCCCTTCACTCATAATGTGAATACGAATCTCCGGTTCATATCCAATGAGATCAGCCTTTTGCTTGAGAAGGTGCGTTTCCAACTTACGGAAGCTCTCAACAAACTCAAGGGTATTTTCAGGGGTAATCTCACCGTAGAAGTGGATTTCATTGCCGATAGTTTTGGTGACTTCTGGTTCTTCTTCCTCAAGTGCCTTGGAACCCTTACCATCCATAGCCCCCGTCAAAATATTTTCAAAGATTTTCTCGACTTCTTTCTGCGATGGCATTTTTTAATGCTTTCTTTACTCTTGTTACGTCCCTCTGTTTTAACTTATTTCCAACTGCGAGATGATTCATGACATCAAAATCTTGCGGGGTTAAACCGTATTCTAACATAGGCTCTATATTTCCATTTTCAGCATACTTTTTGAGAAGGCACAGGTCATCTATATTTAATTGAATTTCACTTTTGGTGCGAATATCTCTATACTTTTGATATCTCATTTTGTAGTTTCCATATTTTGTCCAACAACTCCCAGGTCTAATCTTATCCCTTATGAGGGATTTTCCAAGTGATGACTTTGGTATTGAGAGTGCATTAATGATAAAATAGGGCATGAGATTCCAATCTCCACTTGAATACATAAAAGTATCATATATATCAGCTTCTGAAAAGGCATCCGAAGCTCTCGCGTAATCAACGCCGCGAGAATCTAAATAATTTTCCTGAAATACATCCCAAATGTGTCCATGTTCGTGAATCTTATCTGGTATATTTGTTGTTTTCGGTTCAGTGAGAACATCTGCGATAAACTCCTTGGGTGTTTTAAATATATCTTTCTCGTCGTGGCCTTCTAAATATGTAAAAAAGTCTCTAATATTTCCTCTACACATGATGGCCGCATTTTCAGCAGTCGATGACCGATCTTCTGTCAGAGTTAACAATTTTTCGGGTTTGTGCCTTGGTATAAATATCGTTTCAAAGTTTGGAAACATACACATATTTATAGATGTCACAATGAGTGAACCTCTCGTTAGACGTTCACCGTCGGATACACGTTCCACCAAACTTTTAAATTCAGATGTATAGTCTTCAATAATAGCATGTTTCCCAGCACCTTTTATGAAAGTCAGGAAAGGTGATTTACTTTTTAGATGTTCTTGAAATATCTCGAGACTATTTGATTCATTCAGTACCGCGTTCAATACATAAGTTTTACCAACACCCGATGAACCACATATGAAGACATTTTTCCTCTCACGAATGTACTTCTTCAATAGATCAATCTGTTTTTCGTGGATTGTGTTCACAACCGGTTCTTTTTTTTGTTCGACTATTTTAATGAAAGAATCCATTGATGATCTTACTAATCAAGCCATAGATTTAGTGCTCGAGAATGACGCACTACAAGAACGTATCGTAAAACCTTTAAGAAGGAAAATTTTACCATATGCGGTGTGTGCTATGTTGACTAACATTTCAATGTTTATTCTTCTTGTGTACCTTGCTCGACGTCTATCGGTTCTTCAGAGACCACCGATGTGAGTTCTTCTTCTTCGTCTAATTCAGACTGCATCTCTTCAAGGATCTTTATTTTTGCTTCATACTCTTCCCTCCCTTTTACGAGTTCTCCAATCCTGGAAAGTGGTCCACCCTTTGTTGATTCGGAGATGACACTTGAACCCGTGTGTGATCTTATATTTGTGAAACCTGGTAGTTTCAACTTGGGAATCGCTCGGACATCGAGAATCTCAGGCTTCGTGAACATATTGTCAAGTGGGTATTCCTTTTCAAACTCCGCAAGGATAGTTGATGGAACACTGGGTGACTGTTCAATGAGACGGTCATATTCATTCTTGCATCTAGTAACAAATTCCAAACCATCTGTACTACGCTCTTCACGAGCGAGAGCTAATTCTAATCTAATATTTCTGGAAAGAAGACCAAATGAGAGCGCCGCCGCCTTGTGATTCTCCATAAGTTCATTGATTTTTAGGAATTGCATAATGGTCGCGACGAGACCTGCGATAAGGTTAAGACCACCAATGACAGATGGCACCATACCACGGAGGTTCTCGGGGAACTGTTCTTGAGCAAAGTTCGCAGTACCTGTGATTGTTGAAAGTATAATGACAGGTAAAGTAAAACGCATACTCAATCCCTTGTACAACAGGAACGCTCGGTGATGCATGTACCTGTAACACCCCGAAGCCTCACCCCATTGACGCAATATAGATTCGTGTTGCTCATTCCAACTATCACGACGATTTTCAAGTGCCTGTTGCTTGATCATTTGATCGTCAAAATTTTCTTGGTTCATTTTATAATAGATGAACATAATATTCTGGATTCATCTTGTATTTCTCATAGGTATTCTTGTCGTTCCCTTTACAAATGATCACAGAAACCTTGAATTTTATTCCATACTTATCCCATTTTTGTTCTATCATTGGAGTGTCAACGATGATACATGCGCTCTTACTCAAGCTGAGATGATGGTCACAGGACAGCAAAAGGAGGAGACTTTCATGCACCGTGTCGTGTCGCCCATATACAAGATGGAAGATAACGATATAAACAACTTGACAAAGACTGTTTTCTTCTTCCTCTGGGCTATCGTTCAATATCGCCTTGGTCGCTTTGATACGTTTATTGATGACCTAAGATTGATCATGAAAGGTAAAACACCCAAGTAAAATGCCTCACTGGCGTGAAGAAGAATTAGAGAGACTCAAGAAAGAGTACGCTTTCTACAAGGAAACTGATAGTCTAAGATCTCAAACTTTAAAATGGATCATAGACTATCACGAACGCATGCTCGGTATAAAGTTTTGGGGCGAAGAGTTTACACAACACAATGGACATCAAACAACAAATTGAAGCTCTCGAGCAATCTAAGGAATTTCATCATCAAAAATATTTAAACAATCTTCAGATTATTGATGACAAAATTGAAAGAGTTGAAAAACAGATGGAGAGAACAAAATCTCAAGTGAAACGGGATCTTCTTAACCGTCACATTGACTGGTATGAGGAAGAGATCCTAAAGATGGACGAAGCCATTGAAGTCATTACACAAAAGTTAAATTCAGAGATTGAGAGACTCGGGGGTGTTATGAAGTCTCACGAAGAAAGAAAACAGAAGGAGAAGAAATCTTTTGAATACAACATTGAAAATATTAGAAAATGTTGCAAGAATCGTAGTGCGGCGACAATGTTTGACGCTTTAGAATCTGTGGCAAACGCATTAGAAATTATTAGAGCCGAGGCCCGTCAAACCTAAATTTATCAAAAAAGTGCACGGAAACTCTAAAGTTATAATACAAAATCATACATAGTGCGTCGGCAATATCATGTTTCCTCTCGTAGGGTATTTCACCCTCAATGTACTTATCTGCAATAGAGACAGTTCGCTCCTTGCGTTCCTCGTAATTTAGATGTCTCATACCAAAATGTGTATGCATGCTCACAGGTGAAACCAATATAACTTTATCTTTGAACATGTAATTTAGAAGTACCTCAATGTTTGTAAACCCTCCGGGTGGTTGTCTCTCTATAAGTATAGTGACAGCTGCATCAAATATAAACCTGTGATCTTCTACAAATAAAGGAATGAGATCAACGATATCATTTGAGTGAATATATTTGTAGTCTTCGAGACTTACCTTCTTCATGAACTCTACATCTACCTTTGGACCTTTACCACATTCGGCGAGGACAAGTCCCATATTGTGGTAGCCAATATCTATGGCAAGGATCTTCATGTTTTATATTTACTTGACTTCCTTAAGCGTGTAGGCTACACTAACACGTAACCCATAATACGCTCTAGAAGGTCCCAGACCTACGTGTTCTATTCTACTATCAAACAAAATTCCACGATTGTCTATTGGCTCTATACACTTTGTGGAATCATCCGACTTAAAAAGTGTATAACCGCTGTACTTGTTTACGTTTTCTTTTGTGATATCTCCAATGTATAAAAGAAAAGTGTAATCATCTTCGCGCGTGGAATCTCTATGAAAGTCACCGTCTAATCCATAAGTTTGACCATTTGCAATAATATTATAAAATTCAAAATTTCTATTTGTAAGTTTTATGATTTTCTTACCAATATGCTCACGAAAAAACATATTATATGCCAGTTGCTGTTCCCAAAATGTTGTACCGCCTTCATATGAGTTACGTGTAAATGTCCATGACCCGGATTCTATAATGTCTCTTGCATATTCAAGTTCATGAACGGCCAGGAAATCATCATATACTTTTATTTCATCCATGTTTAATTAAAACTATATGGTTTTCTTTAATTATTTTCTACATAAATCATAAATGAAGATTAAGAACAAGGCGAAAAATCAACTCTTGTGGTCAACCGTTATTGTACTCGCCCTCATTTTGAGTTACATGTGGTTCAACCCCAAAGTTGTCGAAGTTCCAGTGGAAGTCCCAGTGATGCCAGTGCCACCACGCATTGAGATGGAGCGACGCGAACCACGACGCGAACCAGAATTCAGGAGCGCACCAATCAAACAATACAAGCCAGGTTTCATGCAACAGATGGGTATTCTCACGGGTGCTGGAGAAGAGACTCTCCCCCTCTACGGTAAAGAGGTCAGAGGACGCAGGGATCGCTATCACTATTATACCACAACGGGTGGTGAAAACTTGTACCCAGTTCCCGTGACACACAACGCACGCGACTGTATGGAAGATATTGGGTGTGAAGAGATATATGGGAATGAAACAGTTTCAGTAACTGGTAAAACTGGTTCATACACGGTGAATATGTACAGAACGGATGATTTCTTCTAAACTATTCCGATTTGTGAGTAAAACGATCATAAGTGTCTTTAGTTAACATCACGGATGAGCAACAACTCAAGAAACAGCAGGCAGCCAACATCATCATGATAGGTGGTGATTTAAATGGAAAATTTACCATTCTCTGCACAACCATAGCTGAACACAAGCACGAACAGATAAGAGATATCATGGTACTCGCATCAAGATCTTTATCCTTTTGAAAGGCAACAACAGGTGCGGTAAATAATCCCGCGCCTGGTACGGATACACCAAGTGCATCTAAACCCACAAGTTGAAGTAGGAATGACGCCATTTAATATACACTAACAAAAATTATCCCGCAAAGTCGTAATAACATCATATTCTCTCCCCTGAAGCCCTGGGTTTCTTGAGAGTCTCGCCTTGAGTCTCAAGAGTTCCAAGATTGTGTCATCGTCCAGATTTTTGAAAAAGTCTCTCTTTGCGTGCATGTCATCAAGTTGATTAGTTTCCTTCTGAGATTGAACATACGGCCATGTGTGTCTTCGCAACGCAGCGACTTCTTCCTCAAGTTGCCTAATACGAGGAAGAAGTACTTTAGTTATCAAAGTACGAGTTTCCATATCCATGTATTAAAAATGTACCATATCTTTAAGATATGCTGAGGTATGCAGCACTCAATCATGAACTAACAAAAGTCATTAGAGACGTTCATCGCTCTGGCGCTAAAGTTATTTTGGATTATGCGAGAGAGAACTGTAAACTCCATGACGCACAACATGTCAGCGATGTTAATATGACCACGATGTCAAATATTCCAGGAAGTATGTTTGCTCTAAAAATGACTTCATTTGGATCTAGAGAATCACCAACTTTTGCGGTGGCGCACATGAAAAAGATAATTCAACACGCGATAAATAACAATTGTCAAGTCTGTATTGACGCCGAAGATATCCTTTATTCACGAGAATCATATGATATGATGTATGAATTCAATCGTCACAAACCACATGTATTTAAAACATATCAAATGTATCGTAGCGCTGCCCTCAAAGAACTTGAAATGGATCTTCTCGCCGCTGAGAGACATGGTATTAATTTGGGTGTGAAATTGGTGAGGGGTGCTTATCTTGGTAAACAGGTTGGTCTTTTACCAAATAAATTGGAAGTTGATAAATCATTTCGCGAGGGTCTCAATATGTCTCTGGGTGCGAGTGAAAATGTACACACCCTATTGGCGACACATAATTCTGAAGATATCAAATTTGCACGATGTACTCCACATAGAAGATACAAAGTTGCACAACTTTTAGGTATGGGTGAGGATTTTCCAGATTATAGATATGTGCCATTTGGCTCCTTAATTGAACTTACACCGTATTTATTAAGAAGATTTGTAGAGCGACTTAAATGGTCTTAAAAATATCTTCCAATAGGTATTTAATGGTGCAGACTCTCAAGAAATTTGGGTATTGGTCACCTGAACCAGCACCCATTCGCAGAAAACTTCAAATTGTCGCAGCCCAAAGAAGTGAAGAAATCAATTATAAACGGAAGAAGTCTGAAATCACTCGTGTCGCACTTCAACAGATGTACGAGGCACCCTCTTTGAGAGAACCTAAAAAAATTACAGTGAGGCAGATGCGTCTCAAGATGATTCTTCGCGAAGCTCTTGACTTGGCGCACTCTATTTGTGAAGACCAAAACGCACAAGAGTGTCTATGGGCGTGGGAAATGGTTGACGAAATTGATGATGCGGCGACACGAGCCGGTGTCAGGTATCAATAATTTTTGTTAGTGTATATTAAATGGAGTACGAAAAGCTAACCTAAAGAGGCGTGGGTTGTCTAACAATTAGTTGAATTTAATTCCAAATCTCTTTGCCATAAACCTTTGTACCTCTGGAATCGTTGGTTGACTCCAGAGATACCAACGCGACCAAAATCCAGCACCCCCAATACCACTTAATTTCCAATCTTCTTTGTCACTCTTATCTATATCACGCATCATTCTGTGTATCATTGCTGGCTGACGTTCAGCCACAATACGTTTTGGAATTTGACCACCATGTCTGAGGACATATGAGCGCATTCGTGAAGGATTCTTGTGTTTGGTGTAGTCGGAATACCCACTGGCACCAAAGTCAACAGTCCTGCCGTCTCCTAGGATTGCCCTGAACTTCTTTTTACGATCTGGGCTACGAACAATCTTGACGTGCATACTTACAATGTATAGCTAATTTATTTTCGGCAAGCGCCACAGTACCCCTCCTTCTTGGCTTCTGGGAAGAAGAAGAGACGTTCATCACCACGCTTCAGACGGTACATGTGGTCATACATGTGGAGGAGACCAATGGCGAGAGCTGCTGTGGACACGACAGCCTTGTTCATCTTACGCACAGACCACGCATAGTAGAGGATCATCGCGAGGATGGTCAACTGGACGAGGGTGACGCGTGGCATGACAAATCGTTGTTCCAATACTGGAGCTTCTGCAGTGGGCTCTGGGGTAAACATTTCCATTCGCTTGCCGTAACCTGGCATTTTTATTTTATACTGAGAAATTAATGTGGCGTCTTCTGTGGCTACCAGTAGTTCTTGTTCTTCACGATTATTTAAAGTCACCAATAGATCTACTTTATTTCCAGAGACCTCTCAGACCTCTGGTTGGTATGAGGAACACTTTGGTGGATATGGTGTTTCACAAGTTTGAATACAATGTCATGGATTACCCAAATCTATGGTTTGTACGAGCAAACTATAATAGGATTTTATACGAATTTGAGAAGGGTGTCCCTGACGCAAAGAAACATTACTTTCATAAACTTGATCCATGGTTCAAGAAGAATAATAATTATTATTACTACAAGGTCAAGGATTTCCCCGAAGTTCAAAAAATAATTGATCAGATTTCGTGTATAGATAAAGAGACCGCAATGTTTGCAGTTATAGATGGTCCAATGACCATACCTGCACATCGTGCCGAGAGTAATCTCGCGTTGAGATACCACTTAACAATTAAGGGTGGTAAACATTGTGTACTTTACACCGAAAATGGTGGGCATCAACACGAACCTGGAAAGGACTTTCTATTTGACCATTCTCGATTTCACCGCCTTGTTAAACGCAGTCTTCAGAAAAGAGTCGTTCTTATTTTGGACATCCATAGATTCTAGATG